CAGAGCAAAAGAATTGGGTTACACTAATATTTGTTGTGCTGAAGCACTTTTATACCACCATCAATCTAAGTCCTTTACAGGAGGCCCAACCGCTGAACACTTTGGAAGAAACCATGAGATTTTTAAGCAGAAATGGGTTCGTACCGGAAAAGTTGTAAAATACCCAAGAATAGTTGCATGTTATATCACGAAAGATAGTGAGGAATTCTTAGCATACTCAATAAAGAGTATTTATGATATGGTTGCTAAAATTATTGTGGTGGATAATAATTCAACGGATAAAACTTTAGAAATTTTAAAAAATATGCAATTCAATGATCCACAGAATAAAATAACAGTTATTAGCAGAGAATTTTCTAATAAGACTGAACAGAGGAATACATATTGTGAAATGCTACAAGGATTTGATTACTGTTGGGTAATAGATTCGGATGAAGTGTGGGATGGGGAAAACCTAAGAAAAATAGAACATCTGCTATTTGGTAATCCACAGGTTCCTGCTTTTTGCTTTAATTTCATAGACTTTTGGAAGGACTTGTCACATGTTTCAAAGGGAATTTGGGAACAATTTGTTGGTCGGAAGTCATTGATCAATTTGGATATTTGTGGGAAGATTAAATATAATACACACACCTTACCAATATTAGAGAATGATGAAGAAATTCCTTCTGTATTTGCACAAGATATTTGCTTTCATCACTACTCATATGTTAGAACAGATAAGCAAATTAAGGATAAAATAGATTATTATATAAATACTGGAACCCCAGGGTTTCAACAACAGAAGAATTGGTATGAAAATGTGTGGTTGGCTTGGGATAATAATCCAACAGAAGTTGAACAGAAATATGGAAATCATCTATTTGGTAAACCAAGTTATACGGAAATTTTCACAGGAAATCACCCCGAAGTTATGAAAACTCACCCACGCTTTTTAGAATATGTGGACAAGTTTAAGACCAAAATAAATTTGTCAGTTTCCCCAAAGGGGATACCAAATTTTATTAACATTTCTATTAAAACTGATGATATTTTTGATATTGGTAAAAAACTTGGGGAAAGCAGACCATACTTAGTCCTAATAGAGGATATTTTAGAGCATATCAGTTTTAATGCTGTTGGAGAATTATTGGTTAAAATCTATGATAAAATGGAAATTGGTGGCGAAATAATCATAAAAACGACTAATTTGGAAGAAATTTTGAAAAGATATGTTAATGGTCATTTGCAATATGTTGATTTTATAAAAACAATGTATGGAGAACAAGTAGAATCTATGGATTACCATAGTTGTTCCTATACAGGGGATGCTTTAAAAGCTCTTATAGAAGATGTAGGATTTACTCTTATAACACTTGATAAGATGGAAAATAATCTATTTTTATATGCAGTTGGAAGAAAAAACAAAGAATATAGAAATCCTTAGACATCCGTATAAAAATCACTTATTTTTTTAGGTTTTTTGGTGTAAAATAGTATATATAAGTAAATGTATAATTATGTCAATTCTATATTTATGTAAGATTACTATATAACTTTTTACAACAAAAGAAAGGGAGTGGTTCAATATGTCAATGGGCTTTCAGTCATATTTCCAAATATCGGAGGAAGGGACTCAGAACGGCACAGAGGCCCAAAGTTGGGGTGTGGATTCTGGGTTATATAGATCAGGGATGTATTTTGACAGTGAGAGTATGGCCCCTGCCAATGAGCAGAAATTTCTAACCGAAATAGGAAGGTCTGGGGTACAAGATAGGGGAGTTAAGAGGCACAGACTAATGGGTTTAAAAGCCGAAGGGGGTATTGACCTTAGTGTGTATCCTGAAGGTGGTGGTGATAAGGCAGGAATTGGTCTTTTGATAAAGCATTGCTTTGGTAATGTGGTTAGTGGGACATATACTGCTACAGAGTATTTACATACATTTACACCACATGATGACTTATTTGGTAATTTAGCAGCTGGGACAGGTAATGCTGCTGGAACTGGACGGGTTTTTGGTATCTCTTACCATATAGGTAGAGAGGATAGTGCTGGAAGTGTGAGGGATTACCCATTTTTAGGTAACAGGGTTAGGTCACTTGCTTTCTCCTGTGCTGCTGGTGAGGACTTAAAATGTTCAATAGATTCAGTTGCAAGAGTTTCCGCTGCTCATGGTACGGCAATTCTGTCAGTTGGTTATCCATCAATGCCCCCTTTTATGTGGAAAGATGCAACTTTCCAAATAGGAGTAAATGAAGCTGGTGCTGGTGGTACTATAAGATACACAGTGGAGGCTTTCTCTATATCGGTAGATAATTCATTTAAGGAAGTTTGGACATTGGGAACAAATGTATTGGGTAGAGTAGTCCCTAATGGACAAAGAGTTGTTACTGGTTCCTACACTGTACCTTACGAAAGTTTTGTCCGGGATGAATATGACAAATGGATTGCTGGTACACCTTCAAGTGTAAATGTGGCATTTGTAAGTGGAGTTTATCGGTTAGAGTTCAGAATGCCAAATATAATTTATACAGGGAATGCTCCTAGTGTAGATTCTATGGAAGAAAATACTGTGGAAATGCCGTTTCAAGCAATGGTGAGTACAAATTTTGATATAAGAATTTTTTTGGTAAACACGGATCCGGCAGTAGGATTCTGTATAAATTAAAGTATATGAATTACTATAAGCATACATGTAAATGTGGTTGTGGTGGTCAAATAGAGATAAGGGGATCTCATAAATATGATGGGATTCCCTCATATATTAGGGGGCACTCATCAAAAGGGAAATCTCCAACAGAAGAAACAGTAAAGAAATTTCAAAAAAGCATCAAAAATTTTTATAAAAATGGGGGTTTTGCTTGGAATAAGGGGTTAACAAAAGAAATAGATGCAAGAGTTAAGAAAAATGCAGAGGGTGTTTCTGAAGCATTGAAAATATATTATTCTTTTGAAGAAAATAGAAATAAAATGTCATTTAAAATGAAAGGGAAGAATCATTCAGAAGAAACTATACAAATATTAAGAGAAAAGAATCAAGGAAGTAAACATCCTCAATGGCAAAATGGCAAATCCTTTGAAGAATATGGAATTGAATTTAATAAAAAATTAAAACAAACCATTAAGAATAGAGATTTTAATATATGTCAAACACCGGGATGTATGAATACAGAAAATCTATGTGTTCATCATATTGATTATAATAAGAAAAATAATAATTCAGAAAATCTTACAACTTTATGTAATAGTTGTCATAGTAAAACGAATTATAATAGAGAATATTGGACAAAGTATTATCAGGAGATTTTAAATGTTTATTTATAAATATATAGAAACCCAAAACAACAGGAGGTTCAAAAATGTCAATTAAGTCTGTAAGCAAGAACGACATAACTTTTACCCCAGCCTATGCGGGGAACAGGGATGATAATAACCCTTTAGTAGTAATTATTCATTCAATGTCTCGTGGTGAAGCTGATACTTATGCTAAGAGAACTCGTTACTTTCAGCGACCTGGTAGCAAAGGTGAGTGGGACTCTAATAGCCTATTCATACAGAAGAAACAATTCTGTGACAATGTTAAGTCTGTTAAGAACTTTTTAGATGCTGAAACAGGTGAGGAAATAACAGATATTGAAGTATTTTATGATTCTGCACCACATCCACTTATTGAAGAGATTATAGAAGCTATTGTTGACATCTCATCTTTGAAGGATAATGAAGCAAAAAACTTATAAGTGCAGTCTCATATATATTAGCCGATAAAGGTTGGGATTGCACATCTTGTAGTGAAGAACAGAAACTTTCCAGAAATTGTAGTTTAAGTACCTATACAGAAGACATTGAATATATTGAAGAAGATAAATTTATCCATGTAAAAAGTGATAAAAAAGTAGATATTAACTTTAGTCTTACATGTGGTAAATACAGATTTCATATCTGCCCTGTAGGGTCAATGTCTGAGGATACTGACTTCTTTTTAAAAACTTATTTTTTATGTGAGAAATTTGGTGGGTGGCCTAATGAAGGTGGTTTACTTGAGCAAGATAACAAATTAATGGAAGCTTTTTCTATTATAAATGCAGAAATAAACAAATTTGAAAAGAAAAAAATGGATGATCAAAAAAGAGAAATGGATAAACAAAAAAAGAATAGTAGCTAAAAACTTAGCTTCTAAGACATTAAGAGAAGTTATTAATGACTTAAAGAAGTTCATAAGTTCCACTACCTCCTCTATGGGAGGAGTTAATAATGCTTTTACAAGGATAACTTCTGGTTTTTCTAAACTAGGTTCTGGTCTGAAAAGTATAGGAGGAGCTTCCCTAAGTGTTTTTTCCGGTATGGTTAGTGGGGCTGGTCGTGCTCTTGACGCAATATTCTCATTAAAAACATTAATTATGGGCCTGTTTGCTGGCATTATTGCTAAAGGTATAGGAGCTTTTGTTGGCTTAAATGCTGAATTTGAAAGAATGAAAGTGACTTTAGATGTTCTTACAAAAGGGCAAGGTGAGGCTTGGTTTAATAAATTAAACCAATGGGCATTGAGTATGCCTGTATCTATGCAAGAAGTTTCTAAAGCATTCATCACATTACAAGCCTATGGACTCACACCGAGCATCAAATTGATGGAAAGTTTGGTAAATGTAGCTTCTGTACTACCTGAAAGTGGTAGAGCAATAACAGGTATTGCAAGAGCTATTGGTCAGATACAAGCAAAAACAAGGCTTGAAGGTCAGGAATTGAGACAGTTGGCAGAATGGGCAGTGCCAGGTTATGAGGCTGTTTATACAAAGATATTTAAAAAGATTTCTGAACGTACTGGTAAAGCCGTGTCTGAGCTTAAATTTACAATGATTGATTCCTCCACAGCTATCAAAGCTATTTTGGAAACAATGGAGGAGCATTTTGGTGGAACTGCTAAAAGAATAAGCACTACTTGGGGTGGTTTAACCATTCGTTTGACAAATTATGTGAAAGAATTTTTTAGACAAATTGGTGAAGGTGGTGGTATGGCTCCACTAAAGGCTCAATTAGAGAATATTGTTAATTTTTTTGAAAAAGCATTTAAATCAGGGGAGATGCAGAAAGCAACAAGTCTTATCGGGTCATCTTTTTCTATTGTTTTTGATAACCTTATAAAATATTTCCAAACAAGTAAGATGGATATAAAAGGTTGGGCTGATGTTTTTATCTCTGCATTAGAAAAAATTATTTATGCAGTTACTATTTTTGTGAATACTTTATCAGGTATAAAATTAATCCTGTTGGGTTTGAAATTCACATGGATTGGTTTTGCTATAATTATTAATACTGGATTATTTGGGATTGTTTGGTTAGTGACTAAATTTATTGAGAAACTTAAAATTGTTGCTGAGTTTTTGTTACCCTCTGCATTTCCAGGCATGAAAGCTCTACAAGATGCTCTTAGTGGTTTTGCCGATACAACAGGTGAAATGGCAGAAGCACAAGGGGAAAACATTGCTATTTTGGGGCAAATGGCTAATACCACTGGAGAGGATATTGCTAAAGTAGCAGATACTATAACTAATAGATGGGGTTTGGCAAATAAAGTAGTTACAGAACTGAGAGCCAATCTTAATAAATATAAAGCAACGGAGGCGGTTGCACCAACAACACCTTCAGTTAGTGGTGGTGCTGCACCAACCGAATTGACAGGTTGGGCTAAAGAAGTGGATGAGACTTTTAAATCCCTTACGGGTAAACAAGACAAGGCTTTTAAACCTAATGATGAATATATTAAATGGTTAGCTGACGTGGGAAGTTGGACAACTAAGGCTAAAATAGGATTTCTTGAATTTGAGGAAGAAGTGGATAAAAATGTTTTAAAGAAATTGAAAGAGTCTTTCAAAACATTTTTTAGTTCTATACAATCTGGCTTTAGTAGTTCTATACAAGGGATGTTGGATGGTACTATGACTTTTAGTGAAGGTATCCAAGGGATGCTAAAAACTATTAAACAAGCATTTTTCCAAATGATTTCTGACATGGTGGCTGATTGGATAGTTGGAAAAACTGTTATGTTAACAAAAGAAGTCTTATTTCAAGAAGCTATTACTGCTGCTACATTAGCTGGGGAGATTGAAAGAATAGCAATAAATACATGGGCGACTGTTAAAAATGTAGCTATAGAGGCTTGGGGTGCTATAAAAATAATAGCAATAAAGGCTTATGAAGCTGCTGCAAAAGTGTTTGCAGCTTTGGCAGGTATGGGGCCTTGGGGCATAATTTTAGGTGCAGCTGGGGCTGCTGCTGCAATTGGCTTAGTCATGGCCTTTGCTGGTAAAATATCAAGTTTTGAAAAAGGTACAGGGTTAGAAGGTGTTAAGGAAACGGGGCCAGCAATGCTGCATTCTGGTGAAATTGTACTGAATAGAAAAGAATCTGATGCTTTCAGAGCGGGTGTGGATGCTGGGGGTGGCGGTGTAAGTCAACCACCATCAAATAATGTGAATATGTCGTTTAGCATTACAGCAATGGATTCAGAGGATGTAGAGCGTGTAGTACGTAAAAAAATAATCCCCATGATCCAATCTAATATTCGGGATTTTGGTCGAGGTAGGACTATGGTAAAAGAGGCAAGGTAACTCTATTCATTATGAGTAATATACTTTTTTGTTATAAAAACTTATGTGAATCACCCTCAAAAATAACAGATTTATATGGTACAAGTAACACACTTTATGGTACTAACCGATTAGCAGATAATAATCTTAGCTCTTATTGGAGTTCAAACAGCATAACTAATGCAAACATTCTATTCGATATGGGAAGCAATGTTTACGTTGATAGCTTAATTGCTGTTCACAATCTCAATGAAACTGGTACGCTTTATGTAAATGCTGGGGATACAAACCCACCAACAACAGTTGCTTATGGATTGCCTATTCTAAGTTCTACAGGTACTAGTATGAATTTTTTTACTCCAATTGTTAATTATAGATATTGGCAATTATTCTTCATAGGCGCTGGATTATCAGAAGTTACCAAAATTAAAGAAGTTTTCATAGGTAAAAGGGATATTCTTAGTGTTAATCCCCAATACCCTTTTAAAAAAGAAATGGATTCTTCGACTATACTTACTGAAAGTGAAAAAGGACAAAAAAAGGTCTACCATAAATATACTAAAAGAAGTTGGGAATTCAACTATCCTTCAATAAATGAAGCAACATTTGGAACGATGATTAAGATAAGGAATTTCTGTAATGGTTCTTATAGACCACTGTGGTTTTGTTTAGATAAGGACGATAATAAGTTTGAAACTTTTTTTACAAGATTTGATAAAAATTCATTTAAACAAAAAGAAATTTTTTATGGAATACATGATGTTTCTTTTAGATTAAATGAAGAATTATGATTATATAGGAGGTTTTACTAATGGCTGATCAAAGGATAACATTCTCAGAAAAAATGGTTGGGGCTTCGCATCCTTCACTGTCCGACACGCTGAACAGATTATCATTAATTGACCATAAGGAGGACGGTAGCCACAGAGATGCTAATTTTCATGGCACTAAGAATGTATTTGTTGGTCACACCGCTGGGACTTCCATCACCACAGGTATTCAAAATACATTTATTGGTATAGAATCTGGTTATTCAAATACTACTGGAAAATACAATACTTACGCAGGTTATAGGGCAGGTAAAGGTGGGACAAGTGGTGTATATAATACAGCTATTGGTCATAACTCAGGATTAACTTCTATTGGTGGAGATAGAAATACTTTTTTAGGTGCAGATAGTGGTAGAGTTTGTTCCGGTACAAGAAATGTAGCTATTGGAGCAGAGGCTTTATATCAAGGAGACCCAGGGGATTATGGGGTTTACATAGGGGACAGAGCTGGTTATAATGTTGCAGGTATCGGGAAAAATACATTTGTTGGTGCTCAAACAGGATTCAATAATACAACAGGGAATGAGAATGTTATAGTAGGTTATGGAGCAGGATTCACAAATACAGTTGGGTCTTGCAATACATTTATTGGTGCTGGGGCAGGTAATTTATCCGGTACTGTATCAGGTAATGTGTTTATTGGTTATCAAGCAGGGAAAGCTAATACAAGTGGGCCAAATGTCTTTATTGGTAATTTAGCTGGTGGGAAGAATACTTCTGGAGTACCAAATATATTTATTGGGGATCACGCAGGGTACAATAATACAACAGGGGGTAATAACACATTTATTGGTTTTAGGTCTGGGTATAATAATACTACTGGTAGACAAAATCATTTTGTTGGGGCTTATTCTGGGGAAGCTAATACTACTGGCCAACGGAACATATTTATAGGGTTTGTTGCAGGTCAGTATAATACTATTGGGTCGGCTAATACTTTTATTGGTGCTTATTCTGGATGGAAGAATACTATTGGTGATGAGAATTTTTGTATTGGTTATGCATCAGGATTCAATAATACTATTGGGTCGGCTAATACATTTATAGGTAATAGGGCAGGATTCAATAATGGCACAGTAAGTCATAATTTATTTATTGGTTTTCATGCAGGTTATTTAACTACAAGTGGGCCAAATGCCTTTATTGGTAATTCAGCTGGGAGAAAAAATACAAGTGGTGCAAGAAACACATTTATTGGTAATAGAGCAGGATTTAATAATGGTACGTCTTCAGGGAATGTTTTTATTGGTCATATGGCTGGATATGATGAAACATTAGGTAATAAATTATATATATCAAATGGAACTACTTCAAAACCACTTATCTATGGTGAATTTGATAATAGAGTATTAAATTTTAATGGTGCTGTAACTATTAATGGTACAAATAGTTTATCTCCTATAGGATTCAAACAACCTTCTAGTATTGGTTCAGCAAGTGCTGGTGCAGTAGCATTGCCAGCTAATGCTGTAGGATTCTTAAAAATGTCTCTTGGTGGGACAAGTATTCGCATACCTTATTATTCACCATAAATAAGTAGGAGGTTCACACGCCATCATTTTCTGATATAATACGCTCTTCAGGTAAGGGTATAGATTCCTCTAAGGATATAATATACCTATTAGATATAAATCTTAGTGGGACTTTAGGTGAAAGTGCAACAGGTACTTACACAGTAGCAAACATTGGTAGAGAATCAGAAGGTAATTATTATAAATCAAAATTACAAAATACAGGAGCTATTAATCGTTCAGTTCAACCAGAAAATGGTCAATTTGAAACAGCAGACCTTTCAGTAAGTTTAGCCAATGGTGATTTAGAATTTAGTAGATGGCCTTGGAATACTTCAATATTAAATAGACCTGCCGTTTTAAGAATGGGATTTAGTGGCAGTAGTGTTGGTGGAGCAGGTGGTATAGAATACTTAGCCAATGGGGATTATTTAGCCGATGGGTCAATAAATGCTTCTGGTGGGCCTTACGGTGTTGGAAGTCCTGGCGATTTATCTGTTGCTGTGGCTTACACATTATATAAAGGAATAATTAAGAAAGAGGATAGAAGCAATAAAGAATTTAAATTATCCATTGGTGATTACACACATAGAATTTTTAGAGATATACCCCCAAGAAAAATTACTGTTACAGAATTTCCCCATGTAGGAACTTCTGTAATGGTTGAAGGAACAATGACAGATTTTGATACAGACCTTGTTGGTAAAAAAATACCTTATATTTGGGGTGATTTCACAGATGCACCTTTAATACAACCACTATTTATAGATACGGTTAGACATAGATATTTATTTGCCGATCATGCAATAGGGACTGTTGTTAAGGTTTATAGTGGAGGAACTCAAGTATTTAATTATACTACTTATATTTCTGGAACTCATACAGGAACAAATATTATGAGTTTTATAGATTTTGGCACAAGTCAAGGAACAAAATCTGTATATGCTGAAATTAGGGGTAGAGAGGGCAATACATCTACTTTACTACCAATATATGGGACTGTTTCTTTAAATGGAACTGAGACAGGTATGGAAAAAGATGTATATATTGGGCCTTACGGTGGTGCTGCATCTAGTGTATATATAAAGCATAAAGATAGAATAAATTATGCAGGAACCCAAAGAGTATGGGCAGGTTGTTGGGTCAAACAATATGAACCAAATGCCGCTTTTGTTCATATAAGAAATGAATTTACTGGGCAACCCTATGCAGGTACAAGTGATGCAACTACTATCGGTACATGGCAATGGGTTCAAACAAGTTGGGATAAAACAGGTACAACAGGTTATGGTCTATGGTTAGAAGCTTATTCCCAAAATACAGGAGTTCACTTTGATGGGTTTAGAACAATCATTGGTACAACATTAATACCTACAGAGACAGGACAAGGCACTGGTTTAGCAACAAATGGTGATTTTGATTATTGGACAAGTGGTTTTGGTACTGTTGCTGGTACAAGAGCACCAGATGGATGGTACTCTACTTGGACTAATGCACCATTACCAACCATAACTGTAGCTGGGACAGGTATAGTAGGTTTTGGTTCCTCTTATGGTACGCAAGTGATTGAACTTTTAGATTATTACAATTCAGGAGTTATAACAAATCCAGTACTTATGTTAAAAGATATATTAACAAGTGGTAATCTTTGTGGTTTATCAACATCGGATATAGGAACTGCAAGTTTTGATACTGCTGAAGTTTGGTTAAATAATATCAATTTTAGATACATAATGAATGGGGAAAAACATTCAAATTCTATAGATTTAATACAGGATATGAGTGTTAATGGTATGTCAAGTTTTTATTTCGATAAGGAAAATCAAGCAAATTTCCAAGTCTATCGCCCCGCTGTATCAAGAACAAATATACGAAAAATACAACAGAATGAAATATTAGAGGACAGCTTTTCTATTACAAGGGATGTTCGTGACGTTTTTAATAGAGTTGTGGTTAATTATGATTATGATTGGATAAAAGAAGAATATAGAAATGCTTTTGAGACTTCTGGAACTGCTTTTGTTGAACAATTCAATACGATAAGAACTTTCACTATTGATTCTCCTTTTGTATTTTCATATATAGAAGCCTCCAATATTGGAAGAAGATGGTTAAGTAAATTACAAGGTGGTTTAAGTAAAGTAAACTTTTCTTTGCCCATGTCAGTGCTTCCTTTGGATATAGGGGAAAGAGTATTAGTTACGCATGAAGAACCACCTACAGCGGATGGTGGTTGGACTGATAGATTGATAAATATTACAGAATTCTCTTTAGATAATAGGAATAAATCTATTGACATTTCCGCAATTGATGAAGATGAGGTAAACATCTATAAAAGATATTTTATACTTGGAGACGGAACTGCATTTTGGAGATCAGCTACGGAAGCTCAGAGGTTTTATGGGGCATTATGTTCAGTGGGAGGAACTTTTTCTAATGGGGATTCTGGATGTAGATTGTGGTAAATACAAATAAAATCAAGGGGTTATGAGCATAACATTTCTTTATAAAAATCTTTTAGACAGTGTGATTTCCATTACAGAGAATGCTTCGGTTCTGCAATTTGGAACTTCATATATCTATGATGAGGATCTCAATTCTGCTTATAGAGGGACATCAGGATATGGGACTACTACTATTTTATTTGATTTTGGGACAGCGGTTTATGCTGATTCAATTTGCTGTATAACAAACCTAACAGCATCAGGTACATTAGTTTTACGTGCAGGAACTTTATCAACTGTAACAGATCAAGCATTCGGAATCCCTCTTGACGGATTTGGAACTAGTTATAAATATTTTGGTAATAATGGATTTAGGTATTGGCGTGCGGATTTATATGGTAATACAGCTATTTCAAAGCATCAATGTAATGAATTATTTTTAGGTAAAAGACTAATAATTGACCAAATGCCAAGTTATCCACTGGAAAATAATGTGGAAGAGGATACAGTGGAGCTAACTTCGGAAAAAGGACAACGGTGGGTTTATCATAACTACCAGAGGGAAAACTTCACTTTTAACTTTGATGGTGTAAATGATATAACTGAGAATAATTTATATAAAATGTACAGGTATTGTGGGAAGAATACTACCCCATTCTTTATGAATCTTAATTTAGATGATAATGCAAATAATATAAAATATGTGAGATTTGCTGACAAGGGGTTTTTATCAGAAGAAATCACAAAAAATACTTTTGATCTGACTATTGAATTAACTGAAGAAATTTGATATAATTAGTTATGAAATTTATTAGAAAAACAAAAACAACAGTAACAAAAAGTGGGAATAGAATTAGATGGGGGTTATTTTTATGCCCTTTCTGTTTACAACTAGTTGAAAAGCAAATAAGTGCGGGTAAGAGAGACCAATCTTGTGGATGCTATCGTGATAAATTGTTATCAAAAGCCAACAAAAATAAAGAATCTTGGGCAAAAGGTAAAAAAAGAACAGAGGAAGCAAAAGTAAAACAGTCTAAAACAAGAAAAGAAAAAGGGCTATCTAAAGGAAAAAATAATCCCATGTATGGTAAAGGCTACAAAGTAAAAGGTGAAAATAATCCCATGTATGGTAAAAGAGGAGAAGAAACGGGGAATTGGAATAATGGTTCAAGTTTTGAACCTTATGGAATTGAATTCAATAAGGAGTTAAAGCAACAAATCTTAAAAAGAGATAATTATATGTGTCAATTCCCAAATTGCACAGAAATACATGGTAGCCTCCATGTTCATCATATAGATTACAATAAAAAGAATAATGACCCCAAAAATCTAATTATTTTGGGAACTTCTTGCCATATGAAAACAAATGGTAAGAACAACAGAAAATATTGGACAGAATTTTACCAAAATATAATGATAAATAGGATTGTAGAGTGTTCCCTGTAAATTTAGTTATTTTTTATTTGATATTGTGGTATAATATATAGAGGAGGTTTTCATACCATGAGCTACCAGGATTATAGTACACAATTCGTTCTTGATCAATTTTTCACCTACATTAATGCTAATCAGTTGGGTGCAAATTGTGAACATTTAGCTGATTCCTTTGATGTGGAACATAATTGGAATATAGCAACCCCTGATGGCACTCATGATTGGGTTGCAATAGCTAATAATCATACGGATTCTACACAATCAATAGCTAGTTTAGGTATTTGGACACCCACTGCTGGGGTTTACCAAATAGTAATACCTTACAGTTCATCTATTGATGCTAATAGAATCGTTTTTGAAATTTATATATCAGGTGTTTGGTATGGGTATGATGAGGCTGGTGCTAATGAACTACCAATCTCCCCCCAAGGCATTTTCTTTTGTGATGGGTCTAATATGAGATTTTCAAACCTGAGTGCTTATACTAGAGCACTTTATTACCAAAAATATTAAGGAGAATAAATGAGTAATGCAAACATAATAGATATAACATTAGAAGAATTTAAAGATGTACCCATCAGCCTTGAAGGTGAAGTATTATTGGAAAGAACAAAGGACAGCAAAGGTAATTTAAGTGGATATTTAACAATAACTGTAGATAAGACAATGCTTATGAAAGATAAGACTGATGAAGAGTTGGTTAAGTTAGGTTGGGATAAGTACAAACAAATCTTGGATAGTTTCTAAGGAAGGATTGTGTGATTATGGATCTTGAGACACTTAAAGCACTCTTTGAGGCTCACCTTTCACCCGTAAAATCAGATATTAAGGAACTCAAAGATGGTCAGCAACAGATACTTGAAATTATGCAGAATCAAGCACGCCAAGAGACAGAAATTACAAATATAAAAAAAGATGTTGATGAGTGTTCAGGGGATGTAAAAAAGATGAAAGATAGAGGGGATAAAAGATTATGGAAAGTTATTGAATTGGCTATAGCAGGGTTTATTGGTGCAGTAGTAGCAAAAATTTTTTAAAGGAGTGATATATGACCCCGATCATAGGCGACCTTATAAGCAATACTTTAGGTAAAGTGGTTTCTAAATTAGCAGATAAATATCTACCCCCTTCCCTTTCTGACAAAGAGAAAGAGGAATTCAAATTGAAAGCAACTGAACTCCTTATTCAAGAACAAAAGATTCTTCAAGAGGAAATGGAAACAGTCAACTCCACGATGAGAGAAGAAGCTAAGAGTGAGCATTGGATTGTTTTCAGTTGGAGGCCCTTAGTTGGATTTTGCTTCGTGGCTTTAATAGCAAACAACTTCATATTTATGCCTTATTTAGCTTCTTATGGTTTACAACCAATAATAATTCCAGATGGTATTTGGTCAGCTATGTTGGTTGTTCTAGGCGTTAGTGCTGGTACACGAGGCTATGAGAAGGTAATGAGGGCTAAAAACAAGTGAAAAAGTGCGTATCAGGTCACTGCTATTGCAAGATGAGAAATGATGGGAAATTTTTTTGCTGTAAATGTTCCCATATAGAAAATGAACCTGAATTAGTCCAAAAATCATTACAAACAGTAAAAAATTAGTTGTGTTCTATATAAAATCTGCTATAATTAGATAATAGGAAAGAAGTACAGTGTCTATAAGTTTTGAACGTAAAATACCAAAGAAAAAAATGATAATTAAGAGGAACCCATACATTTCTATCTTGAATGAAAAACAAGAAGGGGTAATGGAACCGGACAAGAAAGTGTCCAGTAGAAGATTGAGACGAGAGCATCGTAAAAGAATCAGACAAGGTTCCTACGATACTGAATAAATAAAGAGGCTTTTGATGCCCATAAATGTACTTTTTGATGGAAATAACTGTGCAATACGGATCCTAACATCTATGTTGGGATACGGAGATCAATTCAAAAGTGACCACCAAGTAAATCTTTTCATGCACTCCTTTTTAGCAGGAGTGCAATCCACTTGTAATAAAATCAAACAAAAATATGGTGATATTGGTAATATTTGTATAATTTGGGATTCAAGACTTAATAATAGGAAGAAGTTATATCCTCAGTATAAAGGGAATCGAAAACCAAAAACACTTACTGATGAAAGAGATAAAACTAACCATTACACACTTTTAGACCAATTAAAAGACAGTTTAAAACTTTTAGGTGATTGGGCTTGTATTGAGCAATCAGGTTTTGAAGCAGACGATTTAATAGCCCATTTTGTGAACGAATCTACTATTGATAATAATTTTGTCATAGTTAGTTCAGATAATGATATGTATCAATTATTGGGTAATAGAGTTACTCAATATTTACCACATAGAAAAGAATTTTATACATACTTGGATTTTAAAAAAGAGTTTGGTATAATTCCTGAAAAATATGTCTATGTAAAAGCCTTAGCAGGAGACCGAGGAGACAATATTATAGGCATTAATGGTGTAGGAATAAAAAAAGCTGTGAAACTAATACAGCAGGGGCGTTGTTGGAGTCATTGGTTAAATACTTATGGTAAAGAAGTTGATCTTGAGATGAATGTTGAACTTATACGGATACCGTTTGAAGCTGATAAAATAGATATGAAGATGTCTATTAGTAATTTTAATAAATCTGCATGGATAGAAATTTTCCAATTATACGGACTTAACAAATTGAGTATTGCAGACTTTAGACAATTATTAGAAAAATAAAATTTACTATATGAAAAATAAAACAGACTTATTTGAGCATACTCCTATAGATATAAAAATATCTAAAAAAGGAAATCCAAATTCTGCTATTAGTAAAGAATTCATTATTTATTATCAGAAAAGGTATGAAATACTGTTTGGAATTCCCCCCAAAATTTCTTGGGGTAAGGATATGAAACTTATTAATTCTATTTTAAAGACATATGATGATATTAGCATTTTTGGTTATTCTGATAAATTGGAATTTCTAATAAAAGCATGTGAAAAATACTTTACAAGTAAAGATAATTTAGCATTGAAAGGTGCTTGGAGCATTGGAGTATTTTACACCAATTTTGCTAAAATAGCGTTACTACTAAAAAATAAAGAAAACTCAAACATATGCCTTATAATAGAAGGTTATAAACTTGCATATTTAAATGACACAGGAACAAAATATAATGGAATAATCACTGAGCATGATGAAGAAGTTTTTACGCAAATATACATATTTTTAAAACCTTTGTGGGTAAAGGAATTTTCATTACCAAGATTCTCAGAGATATATTTTTTAGTATTGTTTGACCATATGAGAAAGAAGGATTATAATTTGAATTTCTTTATATCCAAATATGCGATAGACTTCTTTACTAAATGGTTAGAAACTGAGGGCAAGGAGATATTGATGTTTTACCCAAAAGATGTTTCTGATATGGATAAGGAAAGACTAATTGAGGAGCGGGATAAAATGTTAAATGAGGAAAGAGATCTATTCTACAATGGGATTTCTATATGACTGAAAAGCTTTTATCTGAGAATGTTCAGGATGGCATAATATATTATTTGTTGACTGATCCCAAATTTCTATCTATTTGCAAAACTAAACTTGACCCTACTATATTTCAATCAACTTTACAACAACAAATATGCAAAATTATTTTTAACTTCTTTGATAAACATGGTGCTATTATTAATGGGAATGCGGATACTGTTATTCTTCAAGAATTCCCAGAAAATGAGCAAGTAATTGTAGCTGTATATCTTAATAAAATTTTCTCATCAACTTATATAAAATCTTACATACAGGAAAAATTAGACCTATTTATTCAGAAGAGAGAATGGGAGAAAGCACTTATAAAATGTGTTGAGGATTTGGATAATGATGATATAGATAGTATAGAGAACAGAATAGGTAAGGTTATACGGAATAAATTTAGCTATAGTAATATTACAGATGTATTGGAAGAAGATTTAAAAGACTTTTATAATAATGAATATGAAGGTGAGGTATGTTGTCCAACAGGTATAAAAGCTTTGGATGCTATTATAGGAGGATTGAAATATAAGGAACTTACTGTGGTAGTGGCTCCTTTGAACGTGGGGAAATCATGGATGATGATATTTTTAGGAAGTAAAGCTTTACTATATGGGAAAACAATTCTACATATAACAACAGAAATGAGCAGACAACAAGTTAAGCAAAGATATTTTATGCGATTTGCAGGGGTTTGTGATAAACCAAAAGAGGAATTAGAAATTTGGTCAGGGAATGAAAAGATTAAATTCAAACCAGACCATTTAGGCAATGTGAATAAAATAAAGAATTCTCTTAAAACAATGAAAAGTTTTGGAGGAAAATTATATATCGTAGAATATCCAGATAAGACTTTGACTATTTCTAAACTTGAAAGACTCCTAAATGATATGGAATTGATGCTGGGTAAATACCCAGATGTGCTATCTATAGATGGGTTGCAAGGTTTAAAATATGCTGAAAATAAGCAAGGGAACGATTGGCAAGCATTAGAACAACTTTCTCATGAACTTAGAAGGATTGCTATGGAACGTGGTATATCAGTAGTTACCTCTACACATAGCCAACGGGCTGCAATAGGAAATAAATTAATTCAAAGTAAAGATATTAGAGGAAGTATAGATATACTCAACGTATGCGATTTGGCGATTAGTATAAATCAAACAAATGAGGAAATGCTTTTAAATCAAATGAGATTATTTATAATGAGGTCAAGAAGTTCTAAGAAGTGGGGGCAAGTTAAAATTCATACTAATTTTGACATGGGCAACTTTTGCACATTTTCAGAAATTATGGAGTAGAGATGGCATTTAACATAGAACAATTTCTTATCAATAATAATATAGGATATAGAACAAGTGGAAAAAATGTCTCCAAAGGAGAATATTCCATTTGTTGCCCTTTTTGTGGAGAAGCAAAATTTCATTGTGGAATAAACCCAAGTAAAGGTCTGTTCAATTGTTGGAAATGCTCTGAAAAAGGCAATATAGTTAAAATTGTAGCCAAAATCAAGAATGTATCCTTTATTGAAGCTAAGGAGATAATAAGACCCACATCGGAGTTAAGGCAAGTGTTAGAGGAAAGAAATAAGGTAGTAGAAGAGCCTATAATTATAGCAAATAAAGATTTTAAATTACCTGAGCATACTTATAGATTTAGAAAGGATAAGACAGATTTATGGCAAGAAACTGCTTTTATGTTTTTAAGACAAAAGTATGGCTTAACTTGGATTGATGTTGAGCAAGCAAATTTACATTATTGTGTCTATGGGAAATATAAGAACTCAATAATTATTCCTTGTTATTTTAAAGAAAAGGTGGTATGCTTTTTAAGTAGGAGTTGGGATAAACAATGTTCACAAAGGTATAAGAATTGTCCAAACAATGAAGCAATTTTACCAATTAAAAATACACTATACAATATAGATAGTATAAAACAAGGGCAACAAAATGTGATTATAACAGAAGGTGTTTTTGATTGTCTTAAAGTAAAATCGGTTTTTTCAGGGGTTGTGGCTGTATTAGGTACTGAAGTGTCACAAACACAGAGGAATCTTTTAATAAGTATGAAGGCAAAAAATTACTTTGTTATGTTTGATGCTGATACACATATAACCAGCACAAGTAAAAAAGCACAAGATTTGGCAAATTATTTATCTGCTTTTGGGAAAACAAAGGTAATTAAGCTTCCATCTGGTAAAGACCCAGGGGACTTAAATAAAGAAGAAATTAAAAGGATATTAGAAAAATATGGAATTAATTAAAGAGGTACAATTTAGAATCAATAAAAAAGGTAATAAAATTAGATATGCTATATTTAAGTGTCCTTTTTGTTTTAAAGAGGTAGAAAAGAGGCTATGGCATGGCTTGAGAGATAAATCATGTGGTTGTCATTGGATTAAACATGGGGGAGAGGGCACAAAACTATATAAAGTTTGGGCTGGGATGAAGCAAAGAATTTTGAATCCAAATAGTAAATTTTATGGAAATTATGGCGGAAGAGGAATAACAATATGCCCAGAATGGGCAAATGATTATATTGCTTTCAGAGATTGGGCATTAAATAATGAGTATAAAGAAGGTTTATTTATTGATAGGGTCAATCCTGATGAAAATTATGAACCTTCTAATTGTAGATTTTTAACAAAGACGGAAAGTTCAAGAAATAAAACTAACACAATAACATTAGAAATAGCTAATGAAATTAGAGAGTTGTATGCTACAGGGAATTATACACAAGTAGAATTAGCTATAAAATATAATAAAAGTAAACAAACTGTGAATTATATTATTCATAATAAACAATGGATTTAATAGGAGGATAAAAAATGCAGGTAAATGAATTGAAAAAGATTTTTGAAATATCATCAATATTAGGAAAAGGATTCTCACCTATAACAGAATATACTTATGTGAAAGATACTATTGTAAAGGTTTCAAATATGGAATCATATATAGAAACTGTGCTTGATTTCAATATGCCTTTTAATGCCCTTGTATTGTCAGAGAAAATGAGTAAATTCTTAACATCTATGGATAAAGACGTGGATTTAAAATTTACTGTAAATGCAAATACATTAGATATTACTTATGGTAAAAGGAATAAATTTACAATACCCACAGAGGATTTAAATAGTTTTCCAGATTCACCTTCTTTAAAATATTCCGAAAAAGATTTGTTATGTAACATTGCTTTATCCTTAGAATTCATAAAAACTTTGGAAAAGGCTTCACAATTTGCATCAAAAAATGATGTAACTTTTTGTGGTGTGTATTTAAAAAATAAGAAAATCTATAGTAGTAATAGAGAAATTATTTTTATAAATGATATGGATATAGATTATGAAAATTTTATATTTATCCCCTCTACTTTCATAAAACTTTTACTAAAATTTAAGTCAACTTTTAAAACATTGGAGATATATTCTTGTGGATTTAAGGCTGTAGGAGAAGGGGTAACTCTATATTCCTCAAATTATGAACAACCAAATTGCCCAGATTTTGATGCTTTGGTTAAGAAGTATGTACCAATTTTTAGAATAGAAGCAACTGAGGAAATTAGGGATATTTTGGGTAGGGTGAGTCTTTTTGATGAGGTAGTAAGTATTAATATAAAAGACAATGCTATGACTATAAGTACCCCAAATATAACAGAAGTTATTGAAATTGCTACAGATACAAAAGAGTTCTATTTCAAAATAACCACAGAATACTTGAAAAAACTTTTTGTTTTTGATTCTGTTCATATACTAACAAAGGGTGAGGAAGAAATTAAAGGTCTTTGTGGGAAAAATGAAACAACTATGCTTATATCTACATTGGTGGATTAAATGCCATTTGATGAATTAAAACTACCTTTTTGTGTCAATTGTGATTTATCCAAGAAGTGTCATACCCCAGAGATGTCTCCTATAGGGCCTGAGAAAGCAGATATTTACATATTGGGTGAGAATCCTTCAGAGAGGGATGACCTTATTGGAAAACCTTATTCGGGGCAAAGCGGAGATGTTCTGAGAGCTATTTTAGAATATTTAAAGGTTAATCCTGAAAAAGTCAGATACAATAATGCTATTAATTGTAAAGCAGTTGGAGATGGGCCTACAGATGTGCAAATAAATATGTGCCGTTCAAAAGTATTAGAGGATATTAAAAAAGTTAAACCAAAAGTAATTATTGCAATGGGTAATTTTTCTATAAAATCTTTATTCAATAGGTCTGAGCCTGGGATTCATGGTTGGAGGGGTAGACTTATTCCTTTTCATGACTTTAATTGTTGGGTAGTTCCCACTTTCCCAATGACTAAGATTCTAAAAGACGGTGTTTCAGATAATAAATATTATTGGACTAAGGGGACAAATTACACCGATTCTTTAAAAGTATTGAGAGAAGATTTGTCCATAGTCCCTGATTTGCTTTCTGTCCCACTTCCACAACCAAAACCTTTCAAAATTATTAAATTACTGACATATCAAGCAGTTACGAGTTTTTTTGATATGGCTGATGGTAAGGATTTTTTTGTATTTGATATAGAAACTATTGGATTAAAACCATATTTTGAACATTCCAAAATATTAACAAGTGCCATTACCTTTGATGGTGAAACAGTTTATGCCTTTCCTATAAGTTATCATACACATATAGATAAGAAAAAATATTGGACAGATGAGCAGGAAAAACAGATAAAGAGTAGATTTTCAGACCTATTAACAAGTCCAAGAAGTGTTAAAGTTGCACATAATTCTGTATTTGAAATGGAATGGTCAAAGGCTATCTTAGGTATTGATATTGTAAATATTGAAGATTCCATGCTTCAAAAATATATATTGGATTGCCGTAATGGGACACACAACTTAGACTTTTTAGCATTCACAAATTTTGGTGTTAGTTGGAAAACTTATCCTGATTCCATAATGGAGGATTTTACACAATTACCCATAGAGGAATTGCTTGAATATAATGCAAAGGATTCTATTTGGGAATATAGACTTTTTAAAATGCAGGAAAAACAATTAAATAAAGATAAAGTATTGGATATGTGTTATAGAGAACAATTAGAAACTTCAATAACTATTGCACAGATGCAATTCGATGGAGCTTGTACCAATGAAGAGAGTAGAGATAATTTATTAAAAGACTATGTAATTGAAAGAGAGAGCATTGAAAAAGAATTACTTAGTTTGGAGAGTGTGACAATATTTAAAAATAAGTATGGGAAAGCACCTGCTTTGAAATCTAATAGTAAGGATATTCCTATAATATTGTTTCAGATAGAAAATTTGGATTCATTCAAGAAAACCAAAAAAGCTGGAAAACCAGCAGTGGATAAAGAGGTTTTACAAACTTATGTAGGACAGAGTAGATTTTGTGAATTATTGTTAAAGTATAGGGAATACTCAGGTATTGAGGGTAAAATACTTAAAGGGTACACAGATTGCATTTTTCCTGATGGTAAATATCATACATCCTTTTTTCCTGTGGAAACTGGACGTTTGAGTGCTAGAAATATAAATTTGCAAAACTTAGATAAGAGAAAGCATCCCGAAATTAGACAAATAATTGTTTCCCCTGAAGGATATGTATTAATTATATTTGATCAAGCACAATTAGAAGCAAGGGTTTTAGCTGCTGTTAGTAATTGCAGGTCTTTAATAGAAATGATAAAAACAGGCTACGACATCCATATGGATAAAGCCATTGAGATTTGGGGACAAGATGTTATTGGTAATGCTACAAAAAGTGCTGTTAAAGCAATGAGGTATAGGGCTAAAAATGAATTTGTATTTCCATCCTTCTATGGGTCTAAGCCAAAATCCACAGCTAAAAGATTGGGTATTTCGGAATCAAAAGCAGAAATGCTACTTGAAAAATTATGGTCAGATTTTCCAGAAATATTGGAATGGCAAGAAGGTGTTTTAAAATTTTATGAAAAGAAGAGATACGTTGAAATACCACCAGGACGTAGGAGATACGCCCCATTAACAACAAATGAAATTCTAAACACACCGATCCAAGGTGGGGCAGCAAGTATTGTTAGTAAAATGATGAATAAAATATCAAGAAGGGGATATTGGTTGTATCTTAACTGCCATGACGAACTCGTGGCTTGTGTTAAAGAACAAGAGGCTAAATATGCTATTGAAGAAATACAAGGAATAATGGAACTAAAACAATATGACTTTATGGGTGACACACCCTTGGTTGTAGAGGGATCAATCGGCTTTGATTGGTATCACACCTTACCAATTAAGGAAGTTTTTTATGCTTGACAATCCTAAATAATAAGTATATATTTAAACTATGCAGAGAACTAACTATAAAAAACTCCTATATTTATTAGAAGAGTATTTAAAACTTGGTTGTCATATAAGGTATTCTCTTTGTGGTAATACTATTAGAAATAATGTTATAAAAATAACTCCTACTTTTACACTTGTAAGGCCAGATAACACATGCATAACTGAAGAAATTGATATGGAAAAATTATTAATCAATATTGGAAAATTGGAATGAATAAATTTCTGATAACTATACTATTGTTGGTTATGATAGTTGGCATTGGTTGGGAATTAATTGGAGTTATACCATTAAATTTTATTAAAGAAATTCCAGAACCAGAAATCAGAGAATTCATTATTAAAAAATGGATTAACAATATGAAAACAATCCATCCACATTGTGGAGGAGCATACATAAACTTCTTTGAAAGTACCACAGAAGAGGATTTAATAGAAGTATATGGGAGATGTTATAAATGGGAGATATAATGCATAATAAATATAGGCCACAAACTTTAGGAGCTATTTTTGGACAGAAGGAGATTGTAGAAAGTGTTAGGAATCTATTCAAACAAGAGGAAATTCCCCATGCTTTCCTTTTCTCAGGCCCAAGTGGGACAGGTAAGACCTCAATTGCAAGAATTATAGCAAATATGTTAGAAGCTGATAAAAGTGATATAATTGAAGTTAATATTGCTAATACTGGTGGTGTGGACTTTGTTAGGGAATTAAATGAAATTGCCAAATACCCCTCTTTGTTTGGAAAAAGTAAGGTATTCATACTAGATGAGTGCCAAATGCTTACCAAAGAGGGTCAGAATGCAATATTGAAATTATTAGAAGATTCTCCTAAACATGCTTACTTTTTACTATGTACAACTGAGACACAAAAATTATTACTTACTCTAAAGAACAGATGCACATCATTTACATTAAAATCCTTGTCAAATAAAGAAATAGAAAATTTATTACTTAGTGTTATGAAAGCAGAAAACCAACAAGTACATGGGGATATTTTAAATTTGTTAGTATACAAAGCAGAAGGATGCCCCCGCAAAGCATTGGTAATGCTTAATCAGGTCAAGGATATTAAAGATTTTGAAAAAGTTTGTATACTTTTGGCTGATGAGTTAGAAGCGGAAGCTGAGATAATTGAGTTGTGTAGGATGCTTATTAAAAGGCCGAGAGTAGAATGGAAAAACTTAGTAAAAACTTTGGAAAATATTAATGTAGAACCGGAACAAATGCGAATAATCATTGCTGGTTATTTAGCAGCTTGTATTAGAAAGGGAGATAACCCAGCCTTTTACGCAGAAAAATTAGAATTATTTCTATCAAGCCTTGCATTTGGTAGCCAAAAATCAGAAATACTTTTTTTACTTTACAAAGCTCACTCATTATGATATATTAAAGACTGATGGATTTTCCATAAGCACCAGGAGTTCGGGGGGGTGAACTTATCCGCAAAAACCCCCCATAAAAGGAGAAATAAATGGGATTAATGTATAAAGAAGACCTTAAAATAGACCAATTTGCTCTTGATGAATGTTGTCTAAAACAACCAGTTCTTTTCGATCAATATGCACAAACAGTAGCTTCACTATCTAAATATAGAGATGAGTTAAAATTAGCACTTGACCAAACCAGTGCTAGGCTTGATGGGATAATTAGGGAAACAGCAAGTGTTGAAGGTAAGAAAGTAACAGAAGCTATAGTTAGTAATGAAATTACAAGAAATCTACAATATGCTGATTTACAACAAAAATACCTAAATACTTGTGCTGAAGTTGAGGAAGCAAAAGTAATAAAAGAGGCGTTTCAACAAAGACGTGACATGCTCAAGCTTTTAGTTGAATTGTACATATCTGGCTATTGGGCGAGTGTAGAAACTAAGATAATTAAGCAAAAAGGAACAGAAGGTATTGAAAAAAGGCTTAGAGAAAAGATGTTACAGGATAAAAAGGGGCAGGAATGAAAAGTATTGGTTATAAGAGTAGATTTGAAAAAATACTTTATGTTTCCGATTTGCCAGGTCATGGTGGTGTAGATTGGGGATATGATACAAATGTTAGTAAAGCTATTCATTTATCACCTTATTGGCAGAGAAGGTTCAGAAAAGATACTGAAAGAGTCGGAGAGATAGCACGGTTTTTGGATATGGCTGATGAACACGCTATATTTACAGCTAAAGATGGGAGTACAATATGCTGTATTAAAGATGCAAGCATTGGAAACCTTTTTATAAAGAAATGAAAATAATCAAAAAGATTAAAAGAAGTAGAGTATTACCAAATTTAATACTCTTATTTATTTGGGGGTTTTATTTTTGCTTGCTTTTCTTAAATTTATTTGATATACTTCAAATACAATGGTTTTGGGTACTGTTGCCAATATGGATACTACCTTACATAATATTAGGATTAGTAACAGTAGCCATTTTATTATTAACATTTTTATTAATCAAGGAGGGTTTTAATGGATAAGAATAAATGGAAAAGTCCAAGTAAAGAATCGTTAAAGTCTGCTTACGAAAATAGGGGTAAGTATGTAGACAAGGATAATAGGAGGTACATATTTAATTCCTCAATAGCTAATAAGGTATGGAAGGTAGAGGATAAATCACATAAAACCAGGTTGTTGCCTGTACATCCTGATGATAATATTAATTTTTATGGTATGACTGTACATATTCATACAAATGTGGGGGTGAATGGGGATCAGTTTTTATGCCTAAAACGTATGAAAAATATGAATTGTCCCATATGTGAACAGCAAGCTTCTTTGTGGGATAGTGAACCAGAAATGGCTAAAGATTTGTATCCAACTACAAGGTACTTGGTTTGGGTCATAGATTTAAGTCTTCCTGAGAATGATCAAGAAGCTAAGATTTGGTCATGTCCACGAACAGCTATGGATGATATTTTAGGTGTATCTTACAAGAAGTCAACTGATGAAATATTGAATTTAGCAAATATAGAGGATGGTCTTGCTATTTATTTCGATAGAGAGAAAACACAAGGTACTAATTTTTCAAAGTACAAGAATTTCCAATTAGATGATAGTCCTACGGTGGCAAAGGATAAATGGCTTGAAGGTATTATTTCTTTTACAGATGTTCTTGACTACGCAAGTTATGAGGAAATTAAGAATGCTTTCTTGGGCATTGCTGAGGAAGTTTCACCAAAAGAGAGTGTTTCACCAAGTGTTGAAACCACTACAAGGAGTGAAACTGTTAAAACAGAAGAAAAGTCTATTGCCCCAGAGGTGTCAAGTGCAACTACAATTGTTGATATGGATAGAGATCAACTTGAGGCTTTTGCAGGTGAGATTCTTGGTGAGGATTTTGAAGCAAATGAGATTGAGGAAATGGGAACTAAGAAGTTGAAGAGGTTAATTAAAGAAGCTCTTGAAAAAAAGCCTATTGTTGTTAAAGAAGAAATTAAAGAGGAGTCCGAACCTGAAGACCCCAAGGAGGCATTGAAGCGTAAATTGAGGGAAAGAGTGAACAGTTAATGAAAATTAAAAATGTAAAAGGGATGTCTGCTGAATTTGTAAAAGATTATTTAATAGATTTAATAATAGCTTTAGATAAACTTGATGAAGAAGATTTTTTTGGAACAGAGGGATGGCGTATTTTCTTAATGGGGGAGGATTAGTGAAAACCATTTTGATAGCTTATGAATTAAAACAAGGGGTTTACAGTTTGGATAGACCACTTGATGAAATACCCTACTCCATGTTCAGAATTAGTGGACAGATAAAAAACTTGAACAAATTAAATAACTTAGTAAAAACAGATAGATGCTTTGATGAATCCTTGCTAAATAAATTAAACCTTTATTTTAGGGAGATATGAATGGATAAATTTTACGAATGGATAGCATATAAATTACCAAAGAGGTTGGTTTACTTTGCAGCTATAAGATTGATGGCTTATGGGACAACAGGTGAATATAGTTATACGAGTGTAACACATGTTAGGATGATGACAGTATTGAAGAGATGGGGTGATAAGTATGGGGCGTAAAAAGAAAATCATAGAAGAGGATGATATAGAAATCAATAATGAGGAAAATGGTTTAGTAGATAGGGAATTAAAATTTATTTCCTCTGGAAGCACTAATTTGAATTTAGCATTAACTAATAGTGTTGAATTTGGTTATCCAGTAGGTAAGATTATAAATCTTGTCGGAGACAAACAAATTGGGAAGAGTCTCCTATGCTTAGAAGCAATGATGTATATATATCATGTTCTTAGAAAGAAATATGATATTAAAATGATTTATAATGATGCAGAATCGGCTATAAATATGGAGAATGCTAAACAAATAGGTGTTCCAGTGGAAGCTATTGAATGGAGACAATCACCTACTATTGAACATTGGTATGAAGATTTAAATAAAGAAATAGAATCCTCTGATAAGTATGATTTGGTGATATATGTAATGGATAGTTTAGATTCTATTTCTACTGAGGAAGAATTGGAACAAGATTTTAATCAAAAAAGTTATAATATGATTAAACAGAAAAAAATGTCTGAATTATTCAGGAAATTAACACAAAAGATAAATAAGAAAAATATGCTTCTTGTCATAGTATCACAAATAAGAGATGCCATAGGTGTTGTTTTTGGGGAAACTAAAAGACGTAGTGGTGGTAAAGCATTAGACTTCTACGCATATCAGATCGTTTGGTTATATAATAAAGGCCCAATGAAAGATGGAGATATAACAACAGGGATTGAGATAAAAGCCAATGTTAAAAAGAATAGGGTATGGAAACCTTTCAGAATTGCAAATTTTAATATATTATTTGAATATGGTATAGATGATTTAGGGTCAATGGTGGATTACTTAATAGATAAGAAATTCTATTTAAAATCAGGTAATGGTAAAATATCCTATGGTGAAAACACATATGCAAAAGAGGCTTTTATACAATTTATAAGTAATAATAATAAGGAACAAGAAGTTAAGGATGCTGTAAAACAGGTCTGGGATAAGCTCGAAGAAGATGCCAAAGTTGTGCGTAAACCCAAGTATGCTGAGGAATAATATGCAAGATAGTGAGCCAGATTTTGTAATAAAAGAATGTAGTATGTGTAGTGCAGAGATAATCAATAATGGTTATTATTGTGATTATTGTTCTTTAGACAATTTATGTGAATCTTGTATAGGTGATCATGAGTGTGATGATGAGGAATAACATGCTTTTTATACAATCGGAGAATAATTTAACTGAAAGACCTCTAATTTCTTATAAAGAAGATTATGATGGTCTTTACTTTATTGGTTACAGAATATTATATAATGAATATATGAATAATGATAAATTGTTATATAAAGAGGATTATGATAAAGCTTTTGACCATTTGTATAAAAATGAGTTGTACTTAAATCAAGCAACAGAAGAAGAATTCAATGTAATAATGAAGCAAGTGTTAAAATTCTTGTATGGGATGGAGAAATAACTAATGACTAAATTAGAACATACTTATATAACAATGGGTAAATTTTTATCTATGGCTTCTTCCTCAAAAATTTTAATGGATTTTTATGGAGATAATATCCCAAAAGAAAAAGTGATGGTAATTTTAAAAAATTTGAGAGATATTTCAAATAATTATTTATACCCAAATTATATTTTGAAGGATGGATCTATATTGTTAGATGAAGCTGACTATGAAAACTATAGAGCAGAATCAGACAATATGGTTCCAGAAAAACAGGATTTTAAGATAACATTGTTCAATAATGATTATAAGGCTGATTCAGACACTATTACATATGATGATGTTGATGGTTACTAATAAAGGAGGCTATTATGGATGGTTGTTGTGGAAATGGTTGTGTTGGATGTTCAAGTAATAAAGTAGAACCTTCTATTATCAATGAAACAAGGGGGTATATTAATATTTATGATGTGGGTGGATTTTTACAAGCACAATCCGGTATTTATGAAGAGGAAAGTAAGGCTGTTGAAGTAGGTGAATCCACAAAGGGATATGTAACAACCGTATTTATTTCATTTCCTTTTAAGGAGAAATTTTAAATGGATAAAGAAAAAGAAGTGATTTTATTCTTTAAATATGCTTTATTTGTACCGTTTATTTTAACAATATTCTTAGAATGGCTGAATTATATGGGCAACATAAAAATTGAATGGTTTTGGATACTATCTCCATTGTGGATTTGGTTAGGGGGTGCATTTCAGTTCCTTGTAGGTGGGATGTTGGTTGAATTTTGTACAAAAAATAATAATGGGGGTAAAAAATGAAAACTTACTTAAAATATCTTGGTGTTATACTAATAGTTTTTTGCTTATTTGGTTGTGGAGGCAGTGTTGAGGATGATGTTATTAAAGGACAGCTTGTAGACCCTATACTTACATGGGATGTTGTTACCACTAATTGTGCTGGCTACCCTTTCACTGGATTAATAACCTATAATGTTTATGCTATTGTTGGTAATGGCCCAATACCAACAATAGATTCCCCAGATGAGCAACCTTGTGGGATAGTGCAACTTGCAAATTACCCAAGATTAAATACTGCACCAATTACAACAAATACATATCAGGCTCTTGTACCTGATGGTATATGGACATTTGCTGTGGAAGCTGTATCTCCTAATGGAGCCAGAAGTGGATTATCTAACCAAATAACTGTTACCGTATTTGAAAGACCAGCGGGAGTTATTAACCTATCAGTTGGTAAATCAATAGCAAAGGATGTAAGAGAATTGATGGAGGATTCTGAGTGAAAAACCCAAAAGCTAAAGGAAGTGCTTTTGAAAGAGAGATTTGCCAAGAACTATCCAAATGGATTAGTTATGAGGAAAGAGATGATATATTTTGGAGATCAGCAATGTCTGGAGGCAGAGCAACAGTTGGGTTTAAAAAGGGGATTATGAGGAAAACTCAAGCAGGTGATATTTCTGCAATAGATTCTTTGGGACAAAAATTAACTAACTCATTCATAATAGAGTGTAAATTTTACAGAAATATCCATATAGAAAGTATGATGTTTGGTAAACCTAAAAACAATTCGATACTTGAATTTTGGACAAAACTATATATTGATGCTTTGAAATTGGGGAAAGATATGATGTTGATTATAAAACAGAATAATTCCCCAACATTGATTGCACTACCTGTTTATAGCTATCTTAACTCAGCATTAAAAGATTACAATGATAATATTAAACCAATTGCTTCTTTTATGAATACTAATCCTGGGTGTTATCTATATGATTTTAAACAATTTTTGAAAGAAGTAGATCCTATTATTTTAAGGCATACATAAGGAAATTAATGATAAAATCATTGAAAATCGAGAACTTTCAAAGTCATTTAAATTCGTGTTTAGAATTCTCTAATGGTATAAATGTTATATCTGGTCAAAGTAATAATGGGAAAAGCTCCATTTTGAGATCTTTGTCTTGGGTCATTTTTAATCGTCCTTTAGGTTTATCATTCAAATCCTCATTCAGTGCTAAAAAGGATACTGTCAAAATTACAATAAATACAGAAGCAGATGAGATTGTCAGAGAAAGAAACGAGTCTATAAATCAATATAAAATAAATAATACTATACTTGATACTGTTGGAAGTAATTGTCCTGATGAAATTGCTTCTGTTATAAATTTTTCAGAGTTGAATATTCAATCACAATTTGAAAAACATTTCCTAATTACAGATAGCCCTGGAGAAATAGGACGTACAATTAATAAAGTTGTCAAACTTGATGATATAGATACTTTAATTTCTAATATATCTTCCAAAATAACCTCTACGAATAAGGAACTTGAGATAAAAAAGCAAGATTTAGATAAGTTAAATGCAAGTCTTGAAAAATTCAAAGACTATGATTCAATTGAGAATTTAGTAAATCAGATAGTAGAATATGACAGTAAAGTTAAAACAATAGAAAATAAGGTTAAATTGCTATCCTATATAGTTACTGAAGGTGTTAGGGTAGAAGCTATTATAGCAAGTATAGAGAACAAGTATGACGGATTTGAAGAAGAGATTAAGTCTTTGGAACAATTATGGTTGGATTATAATACGAATTTAGCCTTAATGAGAGATTTGAAGAAAATAGTAACAAATATAAAAGAATTGGATAGCAGAATTGAGACACCAGAAGCAATTTTAAAACATGGTGAACCTTTACAGGAGATTGAAAATAATGTTATTAAATACTTAGCTACCTCTGATGTATTAAATAAAATAAATAATTTAAAACAGAATTGGGATAATTTTTATAAAAAAATAGAAAAATTAGAAAATAATATTAAAATAGAGGAAAAAGAGTTTCAACAAATACTAAAAGAATCTGGCACATGCCCTTTATGTGGGGCTAAACAATGAATTATAAACATGGTTGGAAAAAAACAAGATTGTATAATACTTGGAATCATATGAAACAAAGATGTTCAAATATAAAAAACAAAGACTATTTAAATTATGGTGGAAGAGGAATAACAATATGCCCTGAATGGGCAGATAAGGAAAAAGGGTTCATTAATTTTAGAGATTGGGCATTGAATAATGGGTATAAAGATTCTTTAACCATAGACAGGAAAGAAAATAATGGGAATTACTGTCCTGAAAATTGCCAATGGATTACAAACGGTGAAAATTTGAGAAATACAAGGCATTGCAAAGTAACATTAGAAATAGCTAATGAAATTAGAGACTTATATAGATCAGGAAATTATACCACAAGACAATTAGCAAAAATGTTTAATTTAAATAGTAAATCTACCATAGTATTTATTATTAATAATAAAACATGGAAAAATGAAGAATATACAAACTTTTGATATTAGATAGGGGATATTACTTGATATTTTATTAATCAGTGGTATAATTAAATTATGAAATTATTACTCAGTTCAGATTGGCACATCAGAAATACAACACCAGAGAACAGGAAAGATTTTTTCTTTGAAACTCAATTAAATAAAATTAAACAAATTTTTACAATTTTCAAAGAAAGAAACTGCCAATACATACTTCAAGCTGGTGATTTATTTGATACCCCCCGCCCAAGTTTCGACCTCCTTGAGACATACATATCTTTATTTAACAAATATAATATTAATAGTAAGAATTTTTTAGCTGTAGCGGGTCAGCATGATTTAAGATTCCGCACGGAGGAAAGGACAGCTTTCAAATTAATGAGATTTTTGGGTTTCATACAAAAAGTAGATGCTAAAATAAATTTATCAGAGGATGTCCATTTATACGGTGCATCCTGGGGGGATGACATCCCCAAAATAGAGAACAAAGACAAATTTAATATATTATTAATCCATAAAACAATAATAGATCGTCCTCAGTGGCCTGGGCAAGAGGGTTTTTTACAAAGTGATAAGTTGTTTAAAAATAACTCATATGATGTAATACTTGCAGGTGATAACCATACCCCCGTATTTTATAAATATAAAGATCAAACCATTTTGGGATGTGGGACAATATCAAGAAAAACAATAGCTGAAGCTGATTTAAAACCACATGTATATATTTTAGATATTAATCAGGAAGACTTGACATATTCTTTAAATAAGGTAGAATTGGAGTATAAACCTGCTGACGTAGTATTTAAACCAGAAGCATTGGAAAGAACGGATAAAAAAGAGAACCAAAAACTTCAAGAATTCATAGATAGCATAAAAAACAATGAGATAGGTAGCTCACTTGACTTTAGAAAAAATCTTGAATTGATGATGAAAACAACTGAAGATAGTGTTAAAACTATAATAATTAAGGAATTGGAAAATCTTGAAACTAATTAGAAAATTACCACCAAAAATTATAAAATGTTGGCTGCTATATTTAATTTATTTCAAAACCAAGTTTCTGCAATTATCCTTTATAAAAAATGGAAATAGAAAATGGAAACTAAGAATTCATCAATAACTAATAAACCATATCTTGTAGATTATAAAGAAAAAATAATTATAGAAAATGATTATTCACAAGAGAAGGATTTTAATCCTAAAAAGGTAGTATTCCCTATTCTTATTAGATATTGTGTGTATATACCTCATTTCTTTGTCCATTCTGTGCAAAATCCAACATTAGGAGTGGATTCGATTATGGAAACTTATCATATGGATGAAAAGACTTTTGGCTTTTCTTTATATCATAATCCTAAAATGCTTGATACGGTAACAAATACTATGAGAAGAATTGAACACTTTTTAGAAGAATTAAATACAAAGTATTGTTTGAATATAGATGTTGAAGTTAAAAAATTGAATATAGATAGATTACTTAATTCTTTTCTTGAACGTAGAGAAGATATAAAAGTAATACATAGAAGATTCATGACAATTATCCCACAAAAATATATAGAAAGGAATGTGACATGCCCATAGATACAAGAGAAGTTGAGAAAACTCTTAAAGCAATTAAGCTAAAAATAGAAAAGGCCAAAGAGGACTTGGCTGAAAGTAAGGGGCAAAAAAAGGCTTTATTGTCTACATTGAAGAAGGATTACAATTTAGATAATTTCATTGAAGCTGAGATGGAAATAAGTAAATTAACTAAAGAAGTTGCTTTGTTGTCTTCTAATATTGAAGAAAGATATAAAAAGTTACAAGAAAGCTTTGGATTTATATAGGAGGATTTTATGTTTAAAAAATTAGTATGCATTTTACTCAACAGACATAAACCTTTATTGTTACAAGCTATATACAGAAAACCACTTATTACTATCACAGAAACTTGGCAGGGGGTTGATTTAGTGGAAGTTCATATGTGTCAAAATTGCCATTTGGTTTATTGGAAATTTTCGGAGTAAATATGAAATTGCAGGGGACTAATGTTGTAGCTTTTGCAGATTTTATAGAAAATTTAAAGACTATGGCAGGGACTTGCTTTCTAACAAGATCAGATTATGATAACAATCCAAATAAAATTTGCTCTTTCTCTCATGCAAGTAAGCAATTTAATCTAAGTTGGAACAATTTTTTGGAACAAGCTGAATTGGGTGTAAAGAAAAGAGTTTCTTTTCCACCAACACAGGGTAGAAAACCAAAAAAAGTATCTCAAAATAAGATTGTATATTGTTTAAGATGTGATGAGCTATTTGAAAGCATTGATCCAAAGATTAATAGAATTTGTAGAAAATGCAAAAATCTTGAGGATATTGAGGATATATGAATATAGAACAACTTAAATCAAAATTCATTGCTTATAAAACTGAAGCATCTCTAGTATTAAATTCTTTAGAAATAAAAGAAAAAGAATATAATATATTAAAACAATATAATAGTGATCTTCAAAAAGCCAGAGTTTTGGTAGCTGAGGCAGGTAAGTATACTCAATCTTATTTAAAAGATTATATAGAAAGCATGGTTACAACAGCATTACAAGCTGTATTTGAGGAGGATTACCAATTTGTAATAGACTTCGATATTAAGAGGAACAAACCTGAAGCTAAGATAAGTCTTAAATTGAGAGGAGAAGAAACTGACCCTAAAGATAGTTGTGGGGGTGGGGTGCTTGATGTAGCCTCTTTCGCATTACGAGTAGTTTTGTGGTCAATAGAAAACCCAAAATCAAGTAATGTTATTATTTTAGACGAGCCAATGAAGTTCTTGCACGGAAGAATAGAAAATGCTATGAAGATGATTAAAGATTTAAGTAAAAAACTGAATATCCAATTCATAATAGTTTCTCAAATGGAGGAATTTGCTGAAAATGCGGATAAAGTATTTTTGGTTACTCATAATGGTAAGTTTTCAGAAATAAAGGAGGTAGTGGGATGACAATATGGCGTAAATGTGAAGTATTTAGGAATGGTGATTGGGTTGAAGTAGAAAGAGGAGATGTTAAAAAACATGACATTTTTAGATTACTTGAGCAAGATATTGTAATAAATTGTGGAGAGTTTTCAGCTTGGTTAGCTTTAGAAGACGCTTTTCCGGTAGGGATAGGTAACTTTGCTATAGAGAATTTTCCAGTAAGGATGTGATATAGTGAAGTTTCTTCTGCAAATATTACTTATAATAATTATACTATTATGTTATACAATAACAATATATAATACTGGGCATAAAGCAGGGGTTAAATCAATGGATGTGGTTATTAAAAAAGAGGTTTGCAAATACTAATGTCCTTTCTATTATGGAGTATAATTATAATATCTTTAATTGGTAAAATATGCTTAATCAAGAATAAACCTTTGTGGGGATTCTATTTATGGACATTTACAGATTTATTTCTTACAATATATAACTTCAGCATTAAAGAATACCAACAGAGTGTGCTATTTTTTATTTTTTTATTGTTTTCTATATGGGGAGTATGCATAAATAAAAAATAAGGGGGGTACTTAAATGTTTAAACATGGAAAAAATTACAAAATATCTGAATTACCAACAGTTATTGATGTCCTTGGTATTCAGTACACAATTGGGTATCATGAATTACCTAATGATGTAGACGCTGAAAAAAGAGCTTCCTTATTTGGGCAAACTGACTCATGGGATAGGACTATAAGAATATATTATAAAAATAGGCCATTGGAGGATGTTTTTATAACTTTGATACATGAAATTCTTCATGTAGTGGATGGTGAATTGGAAATGAGCTTATTCCCCTCAATGGGTGATGAAGAGGAGAAGTCAATTAATGTGTTAGCCCTATCTTTATTTAATGTCTTTGAAGCTAATGGGTGGCTTAATTTTCCAGTAAAAAATAAGAAGGAATAAATAAGTTTTTTAAATTTTGGTAGTTGACTTTTATAACCTAGATAGGTAGCTGGTATTTTCTATAACAATTTTAAAATTATGGGGATAAAATGGATATTATAAAAAAGAATGAAATCAAACAAGCTATAAAGTCTAAACTGTTTGATACATTACAAGAAGAATTAATATTGATTTTTAATGACTATACAATAACAGGGGTAAACTCCGAAAGAATTATAAAAGATATTATTATTTGGGCTAACATTGTAATAGATAATGAAATAAATTAATAATTTATTCTACTTTTATCTTTTATTGGAGGTAATTTTCTAATCAATTCCATAAGTATTTTCTCCTATTTCATATTTTGCTTTCCTGCTCCAATATCCTTCTTTTGGATCTCTATTTTTATTCTTTTTAAACTCATTAACTGTCATTGTTTTTCCATTTATTTTAACTGTTTGCCTTGTTTCAATGCATTCTGCTACATTATATAAATTTACCTTTTCATTAATTATTATTCTTTCACCTTCATCATTTTTTATATTCATTTGTTCTCCTTTGGTAAAAGACTTTTTAAAAAGTTTAATTCTTCTCTAACTAATCTAAGACATTCTCTGCATCCTGGTTTTCTTCTCAAACCATCACCAACATATGATGAAGAATAATTATCATCTATAACATGTTTTGTCCATTCTGTGTGTGGTGTATCCCTACAATACTTTTTCTTTGTTTTCTTGTATATTGGACATCCCCCACATCCATCAGCATTAAATAAAATACATAAAGCACAATTTACACTACCCAAATCCAATTCTTTTGTTGATTTTACTATCCTCTCCCACTTAACAATTGACTTTTTTAATGCTTCTAATGTTTCTTCATTCATTTCATATACTCCTTTTCTATTATGTTTTGGTAGAATTCTGTCCAATACTGTCTATTATAATTTGTTTTTGTGTGACAAGATGTTCCTAAAGTAATTAAATTTTCTGAGTTGTTATTTTGCTTATTATAATCAATATGATGAACATGAAGTCTATCATGTATTTCTGTGCATCCTGGATATTGACATGTATAATTATCACGTTCTAATATGTATTCCTTCATTTGTTTGAATTCTTGAGGGTATATTTCAAATGATTTACCGCCTTGCCAATTTGGATTATTTTCACCATTTAAGATTCTATTATCATCCTTAGATGTCATTCCTTTATTCCATGCTTCTTTTCCTTTATTAGCTATAGATATTTTTTGTCTACTTTCTTTTGATACTATTTTACCTTTGCCAAAACTATTCCCTTTATTAGCTATAGATATTTTTTGTCTGGTTTCCTTTGTGTGATGTTTACCATAAAAAGGATTATTCTCACCTTTTATTGCTTCAGCTTGTAACTTATGAGAAATACAACCACAAGATTGTGCTTTTCTACCATTATATAATAATCTTTCAACTTCTTGTAAACATTCTGGACATTTAAAAATAGCCCATTTTCTTAAATGACCACTTTTATCTCTTCTTGATTCTATTTTTTTAATTAATTTCATATTATATATTATACCATATTTATTTTAAATATTCTACAATACTATCTGATAATTCTTTTTGTCTTTTTTCAGAAAGATGCACATAAATTTCAGATGATTTTATTGAGGAGTGACGTAACCTATTCTTAATTTCAACCATATTTCCATTAGTAATAGAAGAAATCATAACTCCATGAAAGTGTCTTGCAGCATGTGGACTATACTTTGGGTTTAATTCAGCTTTTCTACAAATAGATTTAAACATCTTCCATGCATATTGCCTACTATATTTCCATATTCTTCCATTAATTGCCGGATTCTTCCATATGTGTATTCTCAATTCATCTATCAAATCTTTTGAAATTATTATAGGAATAATTGGATGATCCTTTCTCTTCAAAGTGGTTATTAATAGTTTATTCTCTTCCCATAGTATATCTGTTGCCTTTAGATTCAATCCTTCAGATATACTATGG